GACCCCTGTTTTTTTCAGGTGCATTTGGAAATGATCCTTGAGATAATAATGTATTCGGAACCTCTGCGTTTTTAATTCCATTTAAAGACTCTAGCCTTAAAGTAATTTTACTTTGATTGTACGAAAAACCACCGCTTATAGATCCTGTACCTAATATTTCAGCACTTGATTCGTTTAAACTTGCATTGTTTATATACAGCTCCCATTTTCTGTTTTCATAGTTATTGGTACTTAATAAATCGCTAAATCTAGCTCCCTCTATCGCTTTATCTGCATTTATAATACTTATGCTCCAAGTCCTCTGATCTGCGGTAAAAGTTTCAACACCTAAAGTGTGATTAAAATTTCCCCAATCTGAAACTAATCCGTAGTACATGTCAGAACCTATAGTTCTGTCTTTGTCTGATATTCCAGTAAAATTAGATTCATCTCCGTAATAAAGTTTTAAATACCAATACGCCTGAGTACTGTCTTTTTCTAAGCTATTTTCTAGTGTTGTATTAAAGTTAAGCAACAGAAACTCCGCTTCTATTTATTGCAGGAATTAATTCATTCCTAATATAATCCTCCTGAACTACGCCACCATTTATATTGATTATAATATTTCCTGCTTGCCCTGTTTCGTTCATCGCTGAAAGACTATTTAACCCAATAGATTGAACTGCGCTACGTTGCATTACAAATTCACCTGATTGAGCCATAATTGGAACATTGTTTCCACCGCCCCCTATAAAGCCACCTTCGTGAAATCCAAATAGTTTCTTTGCGCTACCAAGTAAATCAAACCCTGCTTGTGAAGCGGTAGCTCCAGGAAAACCAAACATATTTAAGAGTGCGAGTGTAGCTTGTTGAGCGATAATCTCTGCAGCAATAGCTTTTATAGAGTTAACTACCGCATCGCCTAGGTTTTGACCATTGACTACAGCGAAAGCTAGATTGTCTGAGAAGTTTTTAAACACTCTTGCTCTTTCTTGTATAGCCTCTGCTTCTCGCTGTATATCTTTTTTTCTTAGCTCAATTCTTTCTCGAAAGATTTCATCTTCTGTTTGAAAAGTATCTTTCATAAGACCCATTACATTACTAACTAAGTCTTGAAAAATCTGTTCATCTTCACCTATTTCATCAAAAAAACCTTCAGCTAAGCTATCTATATCATCAAGTGTTTCTAGTGGAACTATATCTTCAGGTCTTATAGGTTTAACTAAAGGAGCAATTTCTGCTTCGACTGGCTCTTTTTTGCCAAATAGCTTGTCTCTAATCTTTTCTATGTTTTGCAGAATAGTAAATTGTTCAGATAAATTTTTTATTGCAACTTGACCTGCTGTTAATTCATTCTGACTAAAATCAAAATTTGTTTCAATTATCCTACTCTTAGATTCTAAGAGAGCTTTTTCTATATGTAAGTCTTCAATTCTTTTTGTTACTAAGCCAACTTCTTCCTTAGATAATGTTAAAGTGTTCTGTGCGTTTTCACTTAGACGCTTACCAAGGTTTTCAAGAGATGTATCAATATCTAGTATTTTTTGCTGATGCTCAGCCGATTCCCCTACCTTTAAATTTGATTTTTCTTGGCTTGCTAGGAGGTTTTCATTGGCTTGGGAAATTTGTTTGTAGATGTCACGAGATGTTACACCTTGAAGATTAAGATCTTTTTGCTTTTTTTCTAAATCTATAAGGTTATTTAATAACTTAGTCTCTTGTAACTTAGAAATAACTTCAATGGAAGCACCCATTTCTTTTAATTGACGAATAGAAGTTTCTAAATCTGTTTCAGTTATTTCTCTGAAGAAATCTTCAGCAGACTCTGCGCCTTCTTTAAGTTTTTTAATCAATGGAGTAAATACTGGTACTAGTATATCACCTACGGAATCAGCAAGTCTTGTAAAGCTATCACCAGTATTACTTATAAGACCTTGGAATGTCTCGCTCAGTCTATCTGCAGAACCTGCAATACCTACGACAGGATCTTGCATAGCAGATATTAATGCTTGCCTAAACTCAGGTAATGTTGTCTTTGATAAGTCTGTGAGTCCTTGCGATGTCTTAATAATATTGAGTATGCCGCGCTCCCTTAAAATGTCCGCTGCGCCTGCGCCGCCTGCAAAAGCGCGGCCGAAGGCATTAGCAGCTTCTACCGCAGTAGTACCCATAAATGAAGCAAGGTCTGTTATAGAACCAATCAATGCATCAGAGTCAGCTCCAAAGGCTTCAAGTTGCGCACCTGCATCTACAACATCCTCAAGGCTAAATGGTGTTTGAGATGCTACTCTGTTAAAATTATCAAATGCTTTTTCTGCATTTTCTACAGAACCTGTTAAGCCTACTAAGCGTGTTTTTACAGATTCAAATCTAGCCGATACTCCTATTAGCTTAGATATAGCTGCTGTAGTGCCTGCGAATGCAAAACTTATTAACAATAAATTGTTTCTTAATGCACCTACGCTTCTTCTTAAGCCTGAAGTAGCCAATCGAAGTTTGCCGACTTTTTTATTGGTATTATCAATACCTGCATTAGCTTTTTGAGCTAAAAATTTAAATTGTAATATCAGTTCATTCTTATCAACTGCCATTATTCTTTTCCTTCATGCGTTTATCACAAGCGGTTAGTTCTTCATCTATAATCGAATAGACTACGAGGCGATTCATGTCTGCCTCGTCTATACATTTAGCAGGTGGGATATTAAACTTTTTAATGTAAGCGTACTCTTGTATATCAAACTCAACTTCCTGATCCCTAAAGAACAATGGATTAGCAAAGTGAGGTATATTGTAATATAGGTTCTGTCCAGGAGTGAACTTACGCTTTTCGTCTTCAGACACAACACGATATACCTCTTCCCAGATTTCGGAAGAAGTATATGTAATTGGCTTGTTTAGAGTTGGCGAATGTGCTGTGTATTCGCCTTTAGTAGGTAGAAGGGATTCGCTAAAACCAAAGTAAGTATACCAAGTATTAACTCGGTAGGCTAACTCTTTTTTTTAGATACGCCTTTATACTCTTGGTAAACCGCAGAAAGAATCTCGTCAGTTTCTTCGTCTTTAAACTTACCAAGAGCTTCTTCAGGATTTTTGAACGCTTTGTTCATAACCCAATCAAGAAGCTCGTAGTAGGCATCGGTATCGAGCTTATTATCCCAATACACTTTAATCTCTTTGCGGTGAAGCTCACGCCTATCTTTAAAATTAATAGGCTCTACTTCAAATTCACCTTTTTTGGTTTTTACAATCATTAAGCAATTATTCTTATCATATCACCTGAACTAGGAGCAAGAACTTTCATACTAACATCCAACATCATTGCCGCAGCTTCATTGAAAGCTACTGATGTTATCTTGCAGTTACTTGCCTGCACTCCGAATGTGGTAGCATCAGTAAATGTTGCATTGTTAGAAAGCTCTGTTGCAACTGTGGTTCCCTGCAAGAGAGAGTCATGCATATCTGCTGTATTATCATCGTATTTCACAGTAGCATCAATCGTAACACCAAACTCAGGAATCGACCTTGCGATTGCCTGTGGATCAGCGTCACTGCCTTGGTACCCTAAGTATTCAGATGGATTTTCCATGTTTATTGATAGAGATTGTAACACACTGTCCGCTTTATTCGCAACAGTTTTCTTGGTATTCATTGTGGTAAGGTAGTAATAAGTAGTGCCATAAGCTTTCTCTGCGGGTCTTGCACTGCCTACACTTGGCTTGTATCCTGACTTAAATGTTCCGCTTACTTTCATTCTACCATTCTCAGTTCCCATGTCTCCATTAATTGTCAGTGAGGTTAGAGTAGCTCCTTCCATAATAATCGAATGGTCATTGCCTTCTTCTGGAGAATAGATAGCGACTGATAAAGTTTTTTCAATATCACTTGTGGCGTTATGCTCTAACTCGTCAGGAGTGTAAGAACTTATCAAGTCATATGTATTTACAACAGGATCTGATGAAAGCTGTTCTTTGTCAACAACAAACATATGCTCTAAAAGCAATGGTAGAACTGTAGAATCTGCTGTGCCTGAGAAGCTGACCTCATGCTGTACAGCTTTTTGGCTTGTATAGGCATCACTAACTTTAGCAACCCTGGCATCGCTAGACCTTACATCAAATACCTGAGTAGGATTAAATGATGGCATTTCAATAGAATCGATATTGATAAGTTGGTATGCAGGTTGAATTGTTATACTCTGTCCTGCGGACTCAACAGCAAAGGTCGCATCTCCACAAGTTATAGTACCTGCTACTACCGCAGTTATTTTAAAAGTTCCATTATTTGCAGCGTTAGTAGCTCCACTGACTGTAATAAACATATCAACGCCATAATTTTTCGTTAAAAACGTGGCTGCAACGTGTGTTATTGTCGTAGTAGTCGCAAACGCTATAT